GACCGGGCACTCTAACGAGTAAGCAAATGACTGAACAAGTCCAAGAAGTCCTAGCGGAAGTAGACTCCGCGCAAGCACCCGAGGTGACGGCCACCCCGGACGTAGCATCACCTGCGCCGGCAGAAGTCGAAAATCAAGTTCAAGACGCAGCCCCAGAGGAAAAGAAATTTACTCAGGCTGAACTGGATGCGATTCTTGACAAACGATTTGCAAAAGAGCGTCGAAAGTGGGAACGAGAGCAAAAGCTAAAGGCCGCAACGCCTGAGCTGCCAGCTACGCCTCCAACGCAAGAGCAGTTTGAGTCTACTGAAGCCTACGCGGAAGCGTTGGCAGAACGCAAGGCTGCAGAGCTGCTTGCGCGCCGGGAAGCAGAGCGCCAGCAAGCTGAAGTTCTTGAGGTCTATCACGAACGGGAAGAAGAAGCACGCAACAAGTACGAGGACTTCGAACAAGTCGCGTACAACCCGCGTCTTCCGATCACGCAAGTGATGGCCGAAACGATCCAGGCGTCTGACGTTGGCCCCGAGGTGGCTTACTACCTTGGTTCCAATCCGAAAGAGGCCGATCGCATTGCCAAGTTGTCGCCCTTCTTGCAAGCTAAAGAAATTGGGAAGATCGAGGCCAAACTGGTCGACAATCCTCCTGTTAAAAAATCGTCGAGTGCCCCAACACCGATCACGCCGGTTACCCCTCGGGGTGGCAACGCCAGGGTTCTAGACACAACCGACCCGCGCTCCATCAAGGAGATGTCGACGTCAGAGTGGATAGAGGCCGAACGTCAGCGGCAGGTCAAGAAATGGGAATCTCAACATAGATCCCGCTAACTTCTTAAAAAGGAATTGTCATGGCAAATAGCCTGCTTACCATTGACATGATCACCCGTAAGGCTCTGGAGATCCTGGAGAACAACCTGGTGCTCACCCGTAACGTGAACCGTCAATACGACGACAGCTTCGCTGTTGAAGGTGCCAAGATCGGTTCGACCCTGCGTATCCGTCTGCCCGACCGCGCTCTGGTCACCGACGGTGCTGCTCTGCAAGTCCAGTCGGACAACGAGCAGTTCACGACCCTGACGGTCGCCAGCCAGAAGCATATCGGCGTGAACTTCACGTCTGCCGAATTGACTTTGCAGTTGGACGACTTCGCAGAGCGTGTGCTCAAGCCCCGTATCAGCCAGCTGGCTGCCTCCATCGACGCCGACGTTGCTAACAGCTTCAAGAGCGTCTATCAGTCTGTCGGCACTCCCGGCACGACCCCCGCGACTTCTGCCGTGCTGCTCGCAGCCCAGCAAAAGCTCAACGAGGCCGCTGCTGTGATGAGCCCGCGCTACGCGACCGTTAACCCGGCCGCCAACGCTGGTTTGGTCGAGGGCATGAAGGGCTTGTTCAACCCCACCGACACCATCAGCCGCCAGTTCAAGAACGGCATGATGGGCATGGGCGTGCTTGGATTTGAAGAGATCAACATGTCTCAGTCGATCAAGCAGCACACCAATGGCGATTGGGGCACCACCATCACCGTGACTTCTACCGTGTCTACTGAAGGCCAGGCCACCCTGCCCATCAGCTTCACGGGCTCTAGCAAGACTTGGAAGGTGGGCGACGTGTTCACCATCGCCAACGTCTACGCTGTGAACCCGCAGACCCGCGAGTCGACCGGCAGCCTGCAGCAGTTCGTTGTGACTGAAGACCTCACGGCTTCGTCCACCGGCACGCTGAAGATCAGCCCGGCCATCTACACTGCTTCGAACGCTTTGGCTACCGTCAATTCGTTCCCGCAGTCGGGTGCTGCTGTCACGATGTTGGGCTCGGCCACCGGCCAGTACGCTCAGAACCTGGTGTACCACAAGGATGCCATCACGTTTGCCACGGCCGACCTGATGATGCCGCAAGGTGTCGACATGGCTTCGCGTCAGGTGCACAACGGTATTTCGATGCGTATTGTTCGCCAGTACGACATCAACAATGACCGTATGCCCTGCCGTATCGACGTGTTGTATGGCTACAGCGTGATCCGTCCGCAGATGGCCGTGCGTCTCTGGGGCTGACCTTAACTTTTTTGAGAGGATCTCATCATGGCTATTCCTAATGGCGCTGGTGGTTACCAGTTCAACGATGGCAATACCGGCGAGGCGCTCCTGTTTGTTCAGGGCGCACCGACCGCTGTTGCTGCGGCCGCGACCATGACCGCTGCTGAATTAGCAAACGGTCTGTTCACGTTCGACGGCGCAGCTGGCAACTTGACTCTGCCAACCGTGGCCCTCGTGGAGGCTGAAGTTTCTTCGGCAACCAAGGTCAACGCAGCGTTTGACTTTTACGTCATTAACGCTGATTCATCTGGATCGGATACCGTCACCTTGGCGACGGGCACCGGCTGGACGATCGTTGGCGCGGCCGCTGTCACCGCTGGCACTTCGGCGCACTTCCGTGCCCGCAAGACCGGCGACGGCAGCTGGACGGCATACCGCTTGTCGTAACCAACAGGGGGCTTCGGCCCCCGTTTTTGAAAGGACAAGGACATGCCAAATACCAAGGCTACTGGTGTTGCGTACAGCGACCCTGAGTTTGAAAGCGTCACCGTTACCGGCGCCATCACTGGCGCTTCAGTTTCGGTTACAGGCGCGCTCGACGGCACGCAACTTAACTTGAATGCGCCCGTCAGCAAGACCGCTTCGTTTACTCTGGGCGCAACCGAAAACTTCGTTATTTGTAACGGGGCTTCGGCTAACGTCACTGTCACGTTCCCTACTGCGTCGGCTAACACTGGCCGCGTGGTGTGGATGAAAAACCTGTCGGCCACCTACACGGTGATCTCGGCGTCATCAAACGTCAAACCAATCAACTCTGGCACTGCAGGCACGGCAATTCTCGCTGCGACTGCTGGCGCTTGGGCCATGTTGGTGTGTGATGGCACCGACTGGGTTGTGATGGCGTCGTAACCGTCGTAACTACACGGGGGCTTCGGCCCCCTTTTTAGATCATGGCAGTAATCTACCTCAGACACCCCAAGCACGGCACCAAGGTTGCCATTTCCGATTTAGAAGCAGACAATGATGCACAAAACGGATGGGAAGAGTACGATCCGAATGCAACTGTAGACCTCGATGACGACATGCCAGACGAGCCTGCTGCACCGGCCGCAGCCGAGCCAGAGCCTGTCGAACCCGTCAACGAGCTGCAGCCGCGTCGTCGTGGTCGCCGTCCTCGGGAGATAATGTAATGACTACTGCTGGCGAAATCATCAACGGTTCTTTGCGCCTTCTAGGCGTGTTGGCTGAGGGTGAGACGCCTTCAGCTGCCGTGATGCAAGACTCGATCATGGCTATCAACCAGATGATCCAGTCTTGGGACACGGAGCGTCTGTCAGTTTTTAGTACGCAAGACCAGGTCTTTACCTGGCCGGCTAACGTCATTTCCCGAACTCTTGGCCCCACGGGCGACTTTGTAGGCAATCGTCCTATTGAGGTCGACGACGCCACCTACTTCAAAGACCCATCATCTGGCCTGTCGTTTGGCGTCAAGATGATCAACCAACAACAGTACGACGGCATCGCGTTTAAGACCGTGACGTCTACTTACCCTCAAGTCTTGTGGGTGAACAATACATTCCCCAACACGACACTGACTGTTTATCCAGTGCCTATCAAAGCGCTGGAATGGCACATTGTTTCAGTAGAAACCCTTAGCGAGGTCAGCAGCGCGGCGACCAACATGTACTTCCCGCCAGGCTACTTGCGCGCGTTTCGCTACAACTTGGCGATGGAGTTGGCCCCGGAGTTTGGCGTAGAGCCCTCGCCGCAAGTCGTTCGTATTGCTATGACCAGCAAGCGCAACCTGAAGCGCATCAACAATCCGAATGACCTGATGGCGATTCCGTACCCGATCGTAGCGACCCGTCAGCGCTACAACATCTATGCTAACAATTTCTGATGAAAACGCCCATCTTAGGTTCTACCTACGTCGCGCGGTCGGTCAACGCGGCCGACGCGCGGATGGTGAACTTGTTTCCAGAAATTGTGCCCGAGGCAGGCAAAGAGCCGGCGTTTCTTAACCGCGCGCCAGGTCTAAACCTGCTGGCTACTGTCGGACTAGGCCCTATTCGGGGTCTTTGGCCGTTGGGTAACTTCCTGTACGTTGTCAGCGGCAACACGCTGTATAAGGTCAGCACTGCATACTCTGCAACATCTTTGGGCACTAT